TTTCTAGTGGATTTATTGTTGCTAAAATTAATAGAGACCTTAAACCTGTTTATAAAGGCTGGCAAGTAGATGTTATTGATTGGATTGCTGATACAGCGATTGAAGATCAAACTTATGCATCAACAAGAGTTGAAACATACATTCCTCAAGACCCTAACGCTCAAGCTAAGTACGCTACTCAACAGTGGATTATGAATTTAGCAGGTAAGGGTATTCCAGTAAGAGCAATTAAAGCATCTCCTCACAAATCTAAACTAGATAAGTTCCTCCCTTTCGCTGCTGTAGCTGAAGCTGGAATGGTTAAGGTTGTCAGAGGTGAGTGGAACGAAATGTTCTTCAATGAGCTTGAATCATATACTGGTGGAAGATCAACATCATATCTCAAAGATGATCTCGTTGATAATGCTTCAGACGGATTTGCTAAATTAGCAACAAATAAAGAACTACCAAACTTTAATGGAGCATTACTAAGATTGTGATGCTCTTTTTATTAGAACAAGGAAAACTATAAGAAATGGCACAAAATTCTGAAGCAACGAATGATAAGAAAAGTGCCACTTATGGCGAAGTTAAATCAGAGATTGGTAACTTAGGTTTAAAGATTAATGGTGGTTTAGTAGTATCAGAAACACGAAAGGATTTACAATTCCCTTATTGTGTTGCTACATACGATCAAATGGAACAGAACATTGTTATTGCTTCTGCCCTATCCATTGTAAACGTAATTGCTTCTCGTACACCTTACTACTTTGAATCTTACGATGAAAGTGATAGACACAAGAAACGTAAAGACTTTGTAGAGCAAGTATTCAACGATATGGTTGATCAAACTCTTGATGAGTTTATTCGAGAAGCTATGTCTGTTAATAAATATGGATTCTCTATTCACGAAAAAGTATTCTACTTTAGACGTAAGAAGAATGGTAGCAAATACGATGATGGTAAGATTGGTATTAAACGCCTACCTATCCGTTCTCAAGGAAGTATTGCTAAGTGGAAGTTCGATGAAAAAGTAAGAACAGTGTTGGGATGTTATCAAAAGGAAATTGATTTAGTTGATCTTCAAAATGGATTGATTACATTAAAAACTACTTTTAGTGATGATACATACATCCCTCGTGATCGTTTCTTATTGATTAGAGATAACGCTACGAATGGTAATCCAGAGGGTAAGTCAAAACTATCCTACTGCTACAACCATTGGCGTAAACTACAAAACCTTTTAGAGACAGAAGAGATTGCTACTGTTAAAAACCTTAATGGTGTTCCAGTAGTTAAGATTCCATCTATCTATATGACTGAGACTGCTACAGATGAGCAGAAAATGACATATAAGGTAATGAAAGATGGTGTTACTAAGCTAGGTATTGGTGAGCAACAATCTGTTATCCTCCCATCAGATGTTGATGAGAATGGTAAACCTTACTTTGACTTTAGTATTGTTCAATCTTCTGCTTCAAATATCTCAGCTATCTCAAGTGTTGTTAAGACACGTTCAGATCAAATCTTGCAAGCATTATTTGCAGATGCTCTCATTATGGCTCAAGGTACATCATCGAGTGTAGCCAATAAGCGAGACATGTTGAGTATGGTTGTTGAGAGTTTGTTAGATAGTATCTTCGCTCAAGTGAATAAAGATTTAATTCCCGATCTATTTAGACGTAATGGATGGGATGATACGAAGACACCAAAAATTAAACGTGGTGATATCTTCAATATGGATTTTGCAGCATTCGCTAAAGCAATGCAACAACTTAAAGCAACTAAACTTATCGCTGTAACACCAGATAATATTAATTATATCGCTGAAGTTATGGGTCTTCCTTATCGTGTACCACATGATGCAACTAAAGAAGAATTGGATGAAATCCTCGGAACAATGGATGAGGATGAGAGCCGTTCTGGAGACGGAGCTGCTTCACCATCAGGTCAAGGTACAGCTAACACTGTTTCTGAAGATGATAAGAGTGCGAGTAATTTAGAAAATGCTTAATATGGAGAAATAATGGCTAGAGGTCAGAATATTGTTAGTAAGGTTTTTAACAAACCTCAGCTAATCACATTAGAAGGTTTACAACCTATTGTAGATTACTTAGCAGACCCACAACGGTCTGCATTATTAAAGTTAGCAAAACAAGAAGAATCAAAACCACTTCTTCGAGTAGATTTTAATAGCGATGAAGACTACCGAGAACGTAGATTAAATCGTATTGGGATTAACCCAAACCCACTGGAAGCAACATTAGAAATCAAAGATACATTAGTCAATCGTGAAGGACAGTTAAATGCTGATTGCATGGAGCTAACATCTTACGAGGGACTTAAAAAGACATTTAAAGCACAAGTTGACGAAGGAATTTCTCACTGTGTTTTGATGGTAGATAGTTCTGGGGGTGAAGCCTACGGTTGCTTCGAGGCTGCGAACTATGTTCAAAAATTAGCAAAAGAAAACAGTGTTAAGTTGACAGCTTATGTAGATGGGTTATCGGCTTCTGCTGCTTTTGCGTGGACTGCTATTGCGGACGAAGTTATTGCAAATCCAATGTCTCAAATTGGTTCTGTTGGTGTAGTTGTACAACTCTATAACAACAGTCGAATGCTTAAAGAGATTGGTATTGATCGCTCATTTGTATTTGCTGGTGGAAATAAAATTCCATTTAATGCAGATGGAGACTTCACAGAGAAGTTTATTAATGACTTACAAGAAAGTGTTAATAAATCTTATGAGAAGTTTGTTAATCATGTTGCAACACATCGAAATATGTCTGTACAAGCAGTCAAGGACACTCAAGCAAGTGTATATGATGCTGACGTAGCATTAACAATTGGTTTTGTTGATAAGCTAATGGAAGTTGAAGATTTTGAAAATTATCTTTCAATGAACTCATCAAACAACACTGTTTATTTTAATAATACGGTTGAACAATCGACCACATTGAAACACAACAAGGAAACACAAACAATGTCTGAACAAAATGTTCAAGAGCAAGTTGCTTCTGTTGAAGAATTAACAGCTCAACTGGCAACAGCCAAAACTGATAAGCAATCACTAGAAGCTCAAGTAGCTAAACTACAAGGTGACTTATCTAAAGTTCAATCTGATTTATCTGCTTCTGTTTTAGCTAAAGAACATGCTGAAGCTGAGTTAACTAAATTTAAAGCTGATGCTGCTCACAATGCTCGTGTAGAACAATTAGCTACTGTATTTGGTGCAGATTCAGAAAAACCTCAAATGTACGCAACAATGTTTGCATCATTAGATGCTGAAGCTTTTGGTAAAGTCGTTTCAGATTTTCAAGCATCTGTAAAAACCCAAGAACAATCTATGGAAGAGGTAGGTCATTCTGCTTCTGCATCAGCAATTGCTGAGACACCAGAAGAAATGCTTCTTAAACAAGCTCAAGCTCGTAAAGCAAAACAAAAAGCATAAGACAAAAGGAATAAAATAATATGTTAGTTACAAACCTACCTAATCAATATAACTACACAACTTGGGATGAAGTTTTCCAATCAGAGAATGGTCAACAAGTTGGTTGGGCACGTGAAACTGTATCACTTACTGGTACTGCTGGTATTTATCAAATTGGTACTTTAGTAATTCTAAGTGCTGACAATAAGACAATTACTATTCCAGCTAACCAAGCAGCTCTTGCAGCAGCAACGGCTGGTAAGATCGCAATTCTTGCTGGTAAAGAAATCAAAGGTGATTGCTCAAATGGTTTTGACCCAAATATTGTAGAGCTTAAAACTGGTTACTTAACAGAGCCTAAAGCTATTGTAGTTTTTGATGCTCGTAATGGCGGTGCAATTGGTGATGCGGAAATTAAATTCCCTTCTGATTCAAACGCTGCAAACAAAGAAGCAATCTTTACTCGTTTAAAAGTAGAGAATGGTTTCAAAGTTCTTAAACAAGCAGTTAAGGGGTAATCAGCTTTAGCTGACCCTCTATTATTAAAGAATAAATAGAAAGGAATTTATATAACATGGCACAAACAATTGTAAACCCATTAAACGGTTCACGCTTCATTGACGTAACAGAATCATTCGAGACAGTAGCATACCCTTACGGTGCTTTCTCTAAAACTGGTCTATATACAGTAGAACCTGTTACTCAACGTACTGTAATTGCAGACGTAACAATGACTGACTACGGTAAAATGTCAGGCTTCAACTCTGTTCGTGAGCGTGATGCTGACCGTACAGCTAAGACAGTTCAAAAAGCTGTTACTTTTGCTATCCCTCACATGAAACTCGTAGAGTCTATCACTTACGAGAACTTTGAAGGTCGTGTAGCAAACTTCAACGGTTTAACTGACGCTGAACGTGCTATCACAATCAATGATGAAACTCTTGATCGTCTAGAGCGTATGTCTTTAACTATGACTCAAAACCATGAGTATATGGCTGTAGAAGCTGCTAAAGGTGTTCTACGTGACCCTCGTGATGGTACTGCATACTTAGACATGGTAGCTAACTTAGGTGTTGTACGCTTAACTGAAACTCTTAATCTTACTAGCCCTACTCTTGATATCTTAGCTTGGGCTGTAGCTCTTAAAACTAAGATTCAACGTGCTAACAAAGTATCACCAGTAGTTCCAGTGGTTGATATCGTTGTTACTAACGCTGACTTACAAGCAATCTCTACTCACGCTTCAATCGCTCCTTTACGTGCTAACTTGATTACAGGTACAGGTCGTGCTGGTTTAGCTCTTGCTCAAGATTTGCTTTACAGCGAAACTTCATTGACAGCTCACGGTGTTTCTCAAGTATTTGATCTTGGTAACGGTGTTCGTTTCATCACTTACCCTAACGTATTCACTCGTCAAGATGGTACTAATGTAGAAGTTACTACAGATGGTAAAGGCTTCACAGTTCTACGTGGTGTTCGTGGTTTGTACAAAGCTGTTGCAGCACCAGCTCCTTACTTCTCTCAGTTGGGTGCTAAAGGTTCTGAAACTTACGCTTGGCGTACTCCGATTCAACATGACCAACACTTTGAAGTTGGTTTAGAATCAAGTGTTGCTTACTACATGACTCAACCAGAGTTATCTGTAGATGTTACTATTACTAAATAATAGTTAATGTTTGGAGGGTGTGAAAGCCCTCCTTCTATACTCAAGTGATTAGTCTATGATCATTTAATTATAGAAGGATAAAATATGAAACAGTGTTCACCACTTAATGCTGTAGACTTAGCAGAAGCAATCTTAGACCTACGTTTAGAGTATGGTGACACGGATGAATATTTCTATATTCTACAAGACAGTGATTATGCTCGTATAGTCCAAAAATACCACTGTATCGGCTATTCTACAATGAGTAGGACTGTTGGTATGGCTATCGCAATGAAGATGTCACATACGGCTCTGAGAGAGCGTGTAGGGCAAGAAGAACGCTATGGTAAAGAAGCATTCGATGCATTCATGTCATTACTCACTAAGAAGCTTAAAGACCCTGCTTTTGGTATGTTAGCACCACTAGCTTACTTCGGTGGTACGTATCGTTGTGAAAGTGAATACTACGCTAAATCAAATGAATTTACTTGGCAACCATTCTATAGAGGTTCTGAAACTAATGTCCCTATGTGGAAAGGTAGAAGAATTTATAAAGTGAATGGTCAAGATATTGTAGAACCTTATGAAGATAAACAAGGTTTAGGTAATGACTTAGGTGCTACAGGTGTTGTTGATTTCTACTTACCTGAGAATGAAATTCAGAATAGTAATTCACCTTAATTGAGAGACAAGTGTAAATGGCAACATCTAAGAAAGTATTGAGACAACAAGCTCAAGGTGTTTTTGTTAATCTTGATATCGACTTCGATGATTCATACTTAAAGCGTATTAAGAAAGCTTGTAATAAAGGTAACGTAAGACATATTAGGTTTGGTTGGATTGATAAAAAGAAATATCCATCAGGACATAAGAACGAAGGAACATATATTGCTTCTGTAGCGTATTGGCAAGAGTTTGGAACAATGGGAGAGAATGGTGTTCACATTCCTCCACGCCCTTACTTTAGACAGCTTGTAAATAAGGTTAAATTTAGCTACAACGAAGAAA